CAGCAACAATTTACCTACCACCTTATACAACAATATACGGTGATGGCAGAGATAAGACTAAATTTAATATGACTGGTAATGTGCCAGTGTTTCAAACAGTAAACAGTTCAAGTACGCCAGACAACTATGCCAATGACAGTACTAGTACAACATTAAACCAAGCAAATAATATCCATTTAGAAGGATTTACTATTGCAACTGTAGCAACTGCACAACCTGCAATTAAATTACAAAGTTGTAAGATGAGTAACTTTAAAGAAATTAAAATTGTAGGCCCATGGACAACAGGAACAACGATCAATACAGCTAACGCAGGTATAGAATTAGAATCATTAAGTGCATTAGTAGGAACACAAGATAACAAGTTTGATCATATTCACTTTATGGGATTAGGTGTTGGTGTTGCTAGTGATGATGACGTTTATGGTAATCATTGGCATTGCAGTCATTTTGAAACTTTAGGATATGGTGTAGTATTTGGAGAAGGTACAGCATTAGGTGCACAAGGACAAACAACTGCTCCTTGTAAGAATTCTATAAGTCATTCACAGTTTTCTAATATTGACAAAGAAGCTATTATAATTACACAAGGAACAAACAATACAAGTACACACAATACTTTTGAAGGTGTAGGTAATGTCGGTGGCAACGAAGGTAATGCACAATACAGTGTAATTGATTTTGCTAAAGCAGGAAACTCTAGTATAGAAGACTTCTTTGCTAGAACAGCCGACTTAGGATATAACCAAACATATATTTCAACATACAAATACGTATCAGAAATTAAAGGCAAAGTAAACGCTACACTTGGCGGCCTTAATAGTCTAGAAGTCCAAGAGGCATCATCGTCCACTTACTTCTTTAGACTCCCAGGTGACTACAGTCGAACTTATACAATAGAATATGACTATTCAAGTTCAGTAGCAAATGCACAACGCAGTGGTAAAATGACTATCATGTTAGATGTTAGTACAAATACATTATTATTTGAAGATGAATATAATTATCAAGGTGATAGTAACTACGAAAATGCATTAACCTTTACTGCCGCAACTGTTAACACAGATGGCAATTTAGGGGTTGACACAGTCATAGTTTCTATGTTAAACTCTATTACAAATGATCAAGGTGAGTTTAACTACAAAATCAAAGTTCGAAGTTAATGCATGAATTAAAATTTGAAGACAAAGTACGAGTCTGGAAGGAACTAAGGGAAGACTTAGAATCAGCCTATGAACCTTTTCGAGTACTTAATGATTTTATTCAGAGTCTACCAAGAAGTAATCGCAAACAGAATCCATGGGATCCTGAGAGTGTGGCACTTCCGTGGCACTTGATTGAAAACAAGTCTTTTACTGAGTATGAAATTGCACTATTATGCGCCTATACGTTACAGTTAACTGATAGGTTTAGCCAAGCAAAAGTAGAGATACATATCAGTAAGGACATTGAAAAAGAAGTAAACATGTACCTAGTGTATTTGGACGGAAGTATTGTTTTAGGATATAACGAAGAAGTATCATCAAGCAACTCAATACCGCAAAGCATTGTATCACAAAAGGTGATCCAACTGCCTCCGTTACACTAAATATTTTTTAACAAAGAGGAAGTGAAGTAAGATGAAAGCAAACCTAAATATTCTAAAACGCAACGGTGAAACAATGCCGTTGGATATCCAAAAAATCCATAAAGTAGTAAATTTTGCATGTGAAGGGCTTGCGGGTGTAAGCAGTAGTCTTATTCAAATGAATGCAGGTATCCAATTTGCAGATAATATGTCAACACAGTCAATACAAGACTTGTTAGTTAGATCAGCTAATGATCTAATCTCGTTGGAGAATCCAAATTATCAATATGCGGCGGCACGTTTATTGTTGTACGGTGTGTATAAAGATGTGTATGGTGGCTTTGAAAAAATTACTTTGAAAGAAATGATTAATAAAAATATTGGACGTAGTGTATATGATAGTGCTATACTAGACAGTTACACTGATGACGAGTTTACAAAATTAGATTCATATATTCATCACAAGCGTGATGAGAACTTTACCTACGCAGGTCTGCGTCAGGTAGTGGACAAATATCTTGTCCAAGATAGATCAAGCGGAGAGTTATTTGAAACTCCACAACACATGTACATGATGATTGCGGCAACACTCTTTGCCAACTATCCAAAAGAAGATAGGTTACATTATGTAAGGAGATACTATGACTCGACCTCACTTTTTAAAATCAATATCCCAACGCCGGTCATGGCCGGAGTGCGTACTCCAGTTAGGCAGTTTGCCTCTTGTGTGCTTGTTGACAGTGACGACACGCTCGATTCGATCTTTGCGTCAGACATGTCCATCGGTAGATACACAGCTCAAAGAGCTGGTATCGGTATTAACGCAGGACGTATCAGAGGAGTCAACAGCAAAATCAGAGGAGGAGAAGTTGCACACACAGGTGTAGTTCCGTTCCTTAAAAAGTTTGAAGCAACTGTACGTTGTTGTACACAGAATGGTGTACGTGGCGGAAGTGCTACAACACATTTTCCTTTTTGGCATCAAGAGATTGAAGACATCCTTGTGCTAAAGAACAACAAAGGTACAGAAGACAATCGTGTACGTAAGTTAGATTATTCTATTCAGCTTAATAAAACTATGTATGAAAGATTGTTGACCAGTGGCAACATTACTCTTTTCTCGCCACACGATGTGCCAGGATTGTATGAAGCATACTTTGGCGACCCTGTGGAATTCCAAGAGCTATATGAAAAGTATGAACGTGCTACAAGTATTAAAAAGAAAACTATTCCTGCTATGGAATTGTTTAGTGCATTAATTAAAGAACGTGCTGAAACAGGACGTATCTATATTATGAATGTTGATCACTGTAATACACACAGCTCATTCAAAGACAAAGTATATATGAGTAACTTATGTCAAGAGATTACATTGCCTACTAAGCCACTTAATCATATTGATGATGAAGAAGGTGAAATTGCATTGTGTATCCTAAGTGCTATTAACGTAGGTACTATCAAAGACTTAGATGACTTAGAAGAATTATGTGAACTAGCAGTAAGAGCATTAGAAGAAATTATTGATTATCAAAAGTATCCTATTAAGGCGGCTGAGAAGTCAACTAAAGCAAGACGTAGTTTAGGTATAGGCTATATTGGACTTGCACACTATCTTGCTAAAAATCAATTAGCATATAATCATAAAAGAGCTTGGAAGAAAGTACATGATTTGACAGAGGCCTTTCAATACTATTTGTTAAAAGCATCAAACAAACTTGCAAAAGAACGTGGAGCATGTGATTACTTTGCACAAACTAAATATAGTGATGGCATACTGCCAATCGATACTTACAAAAAAGAAGTTGATGAGTTAGGAGACTTTAAATTAAAATATGATTGGGATACTTTACGCACAGACATACAACAGCACGGCCTTAGGCACAGCACATTGTCCGCACAAATGCCTTCAGAGAGCAGTTCCGTTGTGTCGAACGCAACAAACGGAATCGAACCACCTAGAGGTTACTTGTCCGTTAAGAAAAGCAAAAAAGGGCCTCTTAAGCAGGTTGTTCCACAGTATACTACATTAAAGCAACACTACACATTGTTATGGGATATGCCAAGTAACGAAGGTTATATTAATATTGTAGCAGTAATGCAGAAGTTCTTTGATCAAGCAATTAGTGGTAACTGGAGTTACAATCCAACACACTTTGACAATAATGAAGTGCCAATGAGTGTTATGATAGGTGATTTGTTAAACACGTATAAGTATGGATGGAAGACATCATACTACCAAAACACTTATGATTATAAGACAGACGGTGAAATAGCATTTGATGATGCAAAACAACAACCGGTGGCTAGAGATGAATTCACAGGATCAGACGAAGAGTATGAAGAACATTGTGAGGCATGTGCAATTTAAAGGTTGACACGCTGATACAATGATGTTATTATAGTAGAGTTATGAGATAAAGGAAAAGAGATGGCAAAAACAGTATTTAATCAAGAGAAGGTAGACTTTACCAAGAGCACAATGTTCTTTGGACCTGATCAAAACACACAGCGTTATGATGTGTTTAAGTTCCCAGAGTTTGACAAATTGAATCAAACTATGCTAGGATATTTTTGGAGACCAGAGGAAGTCAGTTTGCAAAAAGACAGAGCAGACTTTGCTGACTTTAGACCAGAACAGAAACATATTTTTACTAGTAACTTAAAGTATCAAACATTACTTGATAGTGTACAAGGACGTGGTCCTAGTTTGGCTTTTTTGCCACACGTATCACTACCTGAACTAGAAGGTTGTATTGTTACTTGGGACTTCTTTGAAACTATTCATTCACGTTCATATACACATATTATGAAGAACGTTTATGCAGATCCTACTGAAGTTTTTGATACAATCTTAGATGATAAAGAAATTCTAAAACGTGCTACCGCAGTTACTAAAAACTACGATGCATTTACAGAAGCGGCGGATGCTTACATCCATCGTAAAGAAGGTAACATGCGTGATGTTAAGAAGAAACTATTTTTAGCAATGCACAATGTTAACATTCTTGAAGGACTACGTTTCTACGTTTCCTTTGCTTGCACATTTGCCTTTGCTGAATCCAAAGTTATGGAAGGCAGTGCAAAAATTATTTCGTTGATTGCAAGAGACGAAGCAACACATTTGAACCTATCAACTTCTATTCTTAAGAATTGGATCAAAGGACTTGACGATAAAGAGTTTGCTGATATTGCTAAAGAGTGTGAAGAAGAAGTATTAGACATGTGGCGTGAATGCGTTAACGAAGAAAAAGCGTGGGCAGACTATTTGTTTAAGGACGGTGCTATCATTGGACTTAACGAAGAACTGTTGTATCACTATGTAGAATATATTGCTAACCGTAGGCTTAAAGCATTAGGTTACAAACCCATTTATGATCGTCCGCTTAATACTAACCCACTACCTTGGACACAACATTGGTTGAGTTCGTCAGGATTACAAGTGGCTCCACAAGAGACTGAAGTAGAGTCGTATATCATCGGCGGTATCAAACAAGATGTAGATAAGGATTCACTGAAAGGATTCAGTCTATGACACTGCAAGATGTAGTAATTTATAGCAAGCCTCATTGTCCTTCTTGCGTAAAAGCAAAGGCTTTATTTGATAAGATGGAGATCAAATATAGGACGCTAACACTTGGTACAGATATACAGCCAAGCGAACTTATGACACTCTTTGAAGAAAAGGGTTTACCAGCACCAAGAACTGCTCCACAAGTTTTTATTGGTAGTGAACATATTGGAGGCTACGAAGCATTAGTTTCCTATATCGAAAATACTGGTTGGAACGGAACAGGCGAAAGTTTAGGATAAAATATGTTATTAGAAGTAAGTTATAAAGAAGGTGATACAATTAGTTTTAAAACTGTAGCAGGTGAAGAAGTAATTGCTCGCTTGATTAAAAAAGAAATAGATTCAATGAAAGTTAAGAAGCCTATGGCTCTTACTATGACTAAAGACGGAATTGGCATGGTGCCATTTACCTTTACTGTTGGACGCGATAGCGAACTAGATATCAATCTATCAACTATTGTGTTTATTGCTAAGACTGAAAAAGGAATGGCAGACCAATACATTGAATCAACAACCGGCATAAAGATTAACTAAAAGGAGATAAAGATGTCAACAATACATGAACAAATCGTTGCACAGTACGAATCGTACCTAGCAGAGAACGAAAAATTTGAAGGCGGTACTAAAGCGGCCGCGGCTAGAGCAAGAAAAGCTCTAGGCGAAATGGGTAAACTTGCAAAAGCAAAGCGAGCTGAAATCCAAGATAAAAAAAATAATATGTAATAAATACTGTATAGGGCGTGGGAATTGTTTCTACGCCCTGTATACTTTAAGAAGGGCAAGACATGAAGCAGGGCAAATTAAAATGGTACAATCACGTAAAAGGATATGGTTTCATATCACGTGAAGAAGGACAAGCAGACTTGTTTGTACACATTTCAGAGTTTCGTAAAGCAGGCGTAAAGAAGGTAGTTGAAGGCATGGTTATCGACTATGAACTTGACGACCACAATGGCAAGCCTGTAGCAATTGATATAGCAATCATTCACACACCAGAACAGTAAAGGATAGTCCAGCGTATGGAAGGTTTAATAATTCTATATGGACTATTCGTTAAACATGCTATTGCTGACTTGGCAATGCAATCTTTACGAAAGACTCCCGGAGATAAAAGTGACCTTAAAAGTCCTAAGGGATATATTCATGCGGCAGATCACGCCGCACTTACCTTTATAGTTATAGCTCTATTAACTAATAATGTTGTTATATCTATATCAATAGCATTACTAGATTACGTACTTCATTTTACTATCGATTATTTTAAAACAAAAATAATTAAAAAATTCAAATGGACCTCGGCAGATAATAGTTATTGGATAACACAGGCAATAGATCAAATATTACATTATACTTGTTATCTTTCTTACATTCTTCTCTTGACTTCTATCTAAAAAGACTGTATAAATATATATGTAACGTTGAAGCAATTCAAACGCTATACAGGACCCGGGGGCGGTACCCGGCGACTCCACCATAAACACATTTACCGAGTGTGCTTATGATGGGGTCGAAATAGGATCGACTGGTAGTTAATAGATGTTGTGGAGTTGCCCGGATGTAAGCTCGGTTAACGCGAACGAACCTTATAATTGCAAAAGCAACTATAAACAACGGCGAATTTACTTTCGTGAACTTCGGTGCACTTAATGACTTCGCTGTCAATGAGGATTTTGCCCTAGCGGCATAATCACTCGGGGTTGGCGACTTACCTAGCAACAGAAAAGTCGCACTTTAACTTAACACCTATACATTATAAATACATCGTGCCAGAACACGCACAAATTATCTAATGAGTAGATAACTATACATTGTAGACAAAGAGAACTACACTTCATATAAACGAGGAAAATCAAAAATGAAAAAGACTTTAATCACAGTCGCAGTGGCGACTTTGGCGCTTTCATCAGCGACATTAGCGACCGCAGACGAAACAGTAGCGGTAGTAGCGCCTACTCCAATAATTTCAGGTGCAGTATCACTTGACTTTGCAGAGACAGCGGCAAACAAAACAGCCGGAACAATGGGTGTTGAACTTGATATTGATGCAGGCGATCTTGCAACAGTTGATTTAGATTTCAAAGCAACCGACGGCGATTCACTAAAATTAGACACTTGGACTGTTGGAACAACAGCAGGTGCAGTAGCATTAGCATTTGGCGATAGCAATGGTCTGTTACCAGAAACAGGTGCAAACACAACAGCAGACGGAACATTAAACGTACCAACTATGACAGAGTCATTACAAGTAACAATGGGTGGCGCAAGTGTAGCAGTAGGCTTAACTGATTGGACAACAGATGTAACTGAAGTAAGTAACCTACAAGGTGCATACACATTAGATGCAGGTGTTGGTTCGTTAACAGCAAGTGCTGACTACAACCGCACAACTGAAAACACAGTATTAGGTGGAGCTCTAACAGGCGTAGACTTAGCTGGGTTAACAGCAGGCGGAATGATGACATATGACACAGACGCATCAAAAATGGCTTACGAAGGTTCATTAGCATCAAATGGCATTACAGCATATGTTAATGGTGATGACACTAACAAACTACAACACATTGGTGGTGAGTATGTTGTTGCATGGAACGGCGCAGAGCTATCAGCAGGTGTTGACTATGATACAGATTCAAAAAATTGGTCACCACAAGCTGGAATCAAATTTAAGTTCTAAGTAAAGCAGTCTTAGAATTAACTTTAAGGTCGCCTAGTGCGGCCTTTTTTTATGACTAATTTTCAATAAATACTCGTATAACCAAGGAGGGTTATGAAGTTACACAAAAACTTTGAAGCACATGAAACACAGCCAAAGAAGACGAGTATAGGAAACAATCACAGTAGAACAAAGTTTAGTTCTATGAATAAGAGTAAAAAGAGAAGTTATAAGAAATACAAAGGACAGGGGAAGTAAATGTCGAAAGAAGATAACACAGGTAAAATGGAAATAGCAGTTCGTATCTTAGGTAACGAGCTAGTAGCATTAAAGATGACTGTAGACGACTTTAAGATTAAATGGTTAATCTATGGAGTGATTACTATCGTAGCATTAGGTTGGGCCGCAAGTAATTTTGGTCCTGCGTTGTTTGAAATGGTTGGCGACAATGTTCAGTAAAGAATGTAAATTGCATTTAGAATCAGTCAATCAAAAACCTTTAGAGCATATGGCAGTAGCATTGAAAACAGCAGTAAAGTTACAACTGTTAGTGCCTGCTCTAATAATACATAGTATAGCACCAAGGTGCTTTTCTAACACAGCAACTAATGTCATGAAAAATATATTGAAAGATCGGAATGACTAATGTGGCAACGGTTTCGCAAATGGTTAAACATAGACCATATTGTGGATCTAGCTGTCGACCTATTCTTGATACTGTTTGATGTACTAAGTTCGCCTATACTAATTGTTATGAGATTAGCACGTTGGATAGTAGGCAAGTTTATGTTAGATGGTTTGAAGAATAAAATAAAAAGATTAATACATTGGACAAAGGGTAAACATCCGTTGATTCAAATTTGGGTTTGGACAATGACAATATGTATAGTAGCAGTAATCCTTGTATTGATGTGGCTCTTCGGACAAGCGTTCGGAGAATTTATAACAGAAGAATGGGGCGACCAAGCATTAGACTTGGATGAATAACAAATGAGGGGAAACAAATGTACGAATATAAATGTAAAGTATTAAGAGTAGTAGACGGAGATACAGTTGATATTGATATTGACTTAGGATTTGGTATCTGGATGCACAAAGAACGTGTCCGTATGATGGGAATTGATACTCCAGAATCAAGAACAAGAGATAAAGTGGAGAAGACCTTTGGCCTTGCATCAAAAGACAGACTCAAAGAACTATTACCAATTGGATCAACACAACACCTTAAAACAGAAATTGATAGAAGCGGAGAAGACAAAAAAGGAAAATTTGGAAGAATCCTTGGAGACTTCATCGTTGACGAAAAGAGATGCACTGATATTCTTATTGAAGAGGGACATGCTGTAGCATACTTTGGTGGATCTAAAGACGAA